AAACACTTTATATACTTATGTGTGGTACTGGTGTTGGCTTTAGTGTAGAGCGTCAGTATATAAATGAGTTACCAGATCTTCCAGAAGATTTGTTTCCTACAGATACAGTTATTAAAGTAGCTGATTCTAAAATAGGATGGGCTAAAGCCTATAAAGAATTATTATCTTTACTTTATGCAGGACAAATTCCTACTTGGGATGTGTCTAACATAAGACCTTATGGTGCTAGATTAAAAACATTTGGTGGTCGTGCTAGTGGTCCTGCTCCGCTTGAAGAGTTATTTGATTTTACTATCAACATATTCCGCGATGCTATTACAAAAGGACAGCGTAAACTTGTGTCCATAGATTGCCATGATTTGATGTGTAAGGTCGCAGAAGTGGTAGTAGTAGGTGGAGTAAGGCGAAGTGCTTTAATCTCTCTCAGCAACCTCTCAGACAACCGTATGCGCAATGCTAAGTCAGGTGCTTGGTGGGAAGATAATCAGCAGAGAGCTTTGTCTAATAACTCTGTATCTTACACAGATGCTGCAGAAACTGGTGCATTTATGCGTGAATGGTTATCTCTTTATGAATCTAAAAGTGGTGAACGTGGTATCTTTAATCGTCAAGCAGCAGAGAAACAATCTGCTAAGAACGGAAGAAGAGAAGAGTATAAACATTTTGGATGTAATCCATGTAGTGAAATCATACTGCGCAACAAACAGTTCTGTAATTTAACTGAGGTTGTTGTTAGACCTGACGATAATGAAGATACTTTAATAGCTAAAGTAAAAGCTGCTACAGTTCTTGGTACGTTTCAAGCTACGCTTACAAACTTTAGATACTTGACAAGTAAGTGGAAACATAATACAGAAGAAGAATCTTTACTTGGTGTATCCTTAACAGGGATCATGGATAATAAAGATATGATAAACGGTAAAATAGATTTAGATAAATTAAAAAATATATCTATTGATATGAATAAAGTATGGGCTAAGAAGCTAGGTATTCCCCAATCAGCAGCCATTACTTGTGTCAAACCTAGTGGAACAGTTAGCCAACTGGTCGATAGTGCTTCTGGTATTCACACTAGACATAGCCCATACTACCTTCGTACAGTAAGAGCAGATAAGAAAGATCCTTTAGCTAGGATGATGGTTGATGCAGGAGTATACCATGAAGATGATCTTACTAAACCAGAACATACTTTGGTATTTTACTTTCCAATGAAGAGTCCTAAAGGTGCGTTGACTAGAAAAGATTTGTCAGCTACTGAACACTTAGAAATCTGGAAAGACTATCAAGATAAATGGTGTGAACATAAACCCTCTGTAACTATCTCAGTAAAAGAAGATGAATGGTTAGAAGTAGGTGCTTGGGTATATAAAAACTTTGATGATATATCAGGTATCTCTTTCCTTCCATATTCAGATCACTCATACAAGCAAGCTCCTTATCAAGAGATAACTTATAATGAGTATAGGAAATGGCTAAAGAAAACAACAGACGTTGTTGATTGGTCTAAGATTACTGAATATGAAACAGAAGACAATACTGAAAATACTAAAGAGCTTGCGTGTAGTGCAGGTACATGTGAGATAATTTAATGCCTAAGAAAACTGAAGCAAACTTAATAAGTTTTAAAGTTCTCCTCAACAGAGACAATCAATTAATAACTGAACTTTCAATGCTCCCTGAAAAACATATTGATAGATTGTTTCATGTTGACGAGGCTTGGATAATCCGTAATGTAATAAAGAAAAGCAAAGATAAACTTTTTAACTTGCACGATCACTTACAAGGGGAGCTACAAGCATTACAGGATAAATAGTTTCAGCTTCCCTGTCTTATTGTTATTGTAGAACTGCTTCCACCGTTGGTAGTAATTTGATTTACTTTGCCTTCTTGTTCTATTCTTATGTTGTATGATCCTGCTTTATCTACTTTCATTTCTAACGTATCTTCTATCTGACGCAAGAATTTTAAATGCGTGTCAGTTATGAAGGTACTTATCTGTGTGTCACTATCGTAGCCTACGTTAGTTCCTTTCACACCATCAGCCGATAAAGCTTTCTCAGCTTTGTCAAGCTCGTCAACATCTTGTATCACATCAAGTAAGTCTTCTAAAAAATTACCTGCTAGATAATCTATGTCTAGCTCTGTATATTCTAATTCGTTATCTTTTAGTTCGTCTGTGTCAAGCTCGTTAAAGTCTAACAAGTCTACATCAAGTATGTTGTCTGCTACTGAACTACCTTCATCTGATTCTGATTCTTCTCTTTGAGGTGGATTAACAATCAGCATATTGTCTATCATATCTATACTTAGATCTAATATAACCGAAGGAGTTGGTGCAGTTTCAAAGTTATAAACTGTAGTAGCTTCATAAGGTTTGGTAAGTACTACTTGTCCTAACGCTGTGTTAACTGTTATCTCACCGCTTGCATCACCGAACTCATCTGGTAAAAGTATTACAAGAGCTTCTCCAGTTTCTTTTACAGTTATTGTAAAGTCTGTACCTCTTATTCCAATGGTAGCAGCATGTGTCCTTACAGTAATGTTGTCGTTAGGTATACGTTTCTTTTTACTGGATATAAATCTACCAGTACCCTTAACAAAGTTAAGAGCCATGCTAGACTTACTTGGATTTGGATCAAATACAAACTCGTCAATGATAACGTTGCTATGTTCGGTTAGACGTATTGTAGTTTCATCTCTAAACGTAACACCCATTCTGCCTTTAGCAGTTTCAAGTTTATCCATAGCATTAAGAGAAAAGTCTATTGAACTTTCGTATGGTTTATCTCTTACTACTCTGGTGTTTCCGTTTAGTTCTGTAATACTTCCTATATCAACATCCAACG